GACACTCAAGTCGCCTCGCGTCATCGCCCTGGAGCCCACGTGCATGCAGTATGCGCAACAGGCTCTTAAGGACATCCTGGTTTCGGCCATTTCCCACGGCCGAATCACCGCTGGTCGCGTTAATTTCGCCGACCAGACGGTAAACCAGGAGCTGGCCCGGTCAGCGTCCGTCGATGGAAGTCATTCCACGATTGACCTTTCCGAAGCTAGTGACCGAGTCTCGAGTGCCCTGGTTAAGCGCATGTTCAAGCGGGCCCCGGTTTTCCGGGACCTTCTTTTCGCATGTCGCTCGACCCGGGCGCGACTTCCAGACGGGCGAGTGATCGTCCTAAAGAAGTTCGCGTCGATGGGGTCCGCAGTGTGCTTTCCGGTCGAAGCGCTGGCGTTTTTTTGCGCCATCGTCTCCGGCAGGATTCGCGCACAAGGTAAGTCCGTCACTACACAAACCGTGCGTGAATACGCGCGGGGAGTGTACGTCTATGGGGACGATTTGTTAGTTCCCACGGACGAGACACCTTCGGTCTGTGATCACATGGAGGCCTTAGGCTTCCGTGTGAACCGAAGCAAGTCTTTCTGGACCGGAAACTTCAGGGAGTCTTGCGGCGAGGACTGGTTCCGTGGTCATCGGGTCACCCCGGTGTACCTACGGTCCCCTGGTCCTGCAGACCGAGCCGACGCTTCGGCGATTGTTAGCGGGGTCGCGACCGTCAACCAGCTTTGGGATGCTGGCTATCGTGTCGCGGCGAGACGGCTTAAGAGCGCCGTCGAAGCACACGCTGGGAGACTCCCAGCTGTCCCTCCTGACTCGCCCATCATCGGTTGGACCCACGACAGCGAGGTGGGTCTCAAACGGCGCTGGGATCGCCACCTGCAACGGTATCGCTACCGTGGCTACGTGGCTCGCTCAGTGGAGCGGAACGACCCTCTCGAGGGCGACCCCGCTCTGGTGAAGTGCTTGCACAGGATACAGGGGACTTGGCCCTCACAGGGCTCTCGTCCCACAAGGTCCTTCTGGGATCCTCCTAGGGTTCCGGACGCAAGACACTTGCAAGTGTCTGCCATGCGCTACGCCATAACACTACAGCGTAGCTGGGTCCTCCTCTAAAAGTGAGGAGGGTGCGCGCGATGCGCAGTGGTTGCTTTGCTGTGCAA